CTCTGCGCCTGTAAGACCTGCTGTTGGTGTCGCCTTGCATGCTGCTACTGCTGCTGAAGATAAAATCGAAGTATGCATTAGTGGTGTTTGCAATGCCTCTGTTGGTGACAACGGTGGAGCCGGTAACGCTATTGGAACTCTGCTTCAGACTACTACAACGGCTGGAACGGTTGACCTTGCTTCGGCTGCCTCGGCGCTTCCTGTTTGCGGCATCCTTGCGGAAGTAATTCCGGGTGCTGCTGGTATCACGCTCAAGCGTGTCGTGGTTCGCAAAAGCTTTTGACAGTTCGTCACGGGGGGCTCGTCCCGCCGAAGGGTAATCTTCTGCCCGTTCCCCCCTTCTACCGTGCAGTGGGAGGGGGGATTTCTTTTTACCAGGGTGAATCATGAGACTTGTTGATCTTCGAGACATGGTGGCGAACATTGTGGACTACGACCCATCGGTCGAAGCCTACAGAAACCAGATCACCGATCTTCTCAACGATGCCTACTACAGGCTGTTCAGCGAGAAGCCATTCACCTTTGCACAGAAAGAAGAGATAGTTGTTGCTAGAGCGGACATATCGACAGATGCGAATGCTGCCATATTGGGTGCGACTTTGATCAGCTTTCCCGCGCCCTCTATAGATGCGGAAGACTATTGGGAAGGTCAAATCATAGAGATAGACGGGACCGAATATACGATTGCATGGGTTGGCTCGACTTTTGAAATTTATCTGACGACACCACTGATTGCAGCATTTGCCGGTGGAACCATAACAGTCAAGTTCCGATATCTCGACATGCCACAAGACTGCGTTGCGCTGATGAACGTGGCAAAGCGTTCGATGACACTGACCCCGCAAGAACCGGGGATGTTCACTGCGCTCGCTCGATACGAAGACGAATACTACAACCTGCCGCTGGATGAAGTAAACCTGCCACACTACTGGGTTCCGGCTGATGAGTTCCATGTCACGACACCAAGAGGGGTTGGAGCCATTGTTCCAGTGGGTGTTACTACTGCGGTGAATACAGTCAATGTGGCCATGTCCTATGTATTCGCTGGCAGAGAGTCTGCGCTCTCCACCCCAACCGAAGTGACGACGACATTGGCGAATGGTGTGAGATTGGACATATCATTTGATCAATTGGAAAATACTTCGGGATACTATCGAAAGATATACATCAACAATCCAACCAAGAACTGGAAAGGTTATCGGGCAATAGAAGATGCACTTCCGCGTTTGTTGATACCTCCTTCTGTTGGAGTCGCAATACAATATCCAATGCCTGACTTCGAGGACAACTGGGAATTTGAAAGCTATCCATACACGGGAAGCGATGGAACGACTCAGCGCATCAGACTGTACCCGCGTCAAGACAAGGACTACAACATAACAGTGCGTTACATGTACCGTCCCAACCCGATGGTGAATGACAATGACACGCCTGAATTTCCCTCCGCTTCCCATCAGATCCTGGGATACATGGCATTGAAGGAAATTTTCGTGAAGCTGGACAACCTTCCACAGGCAAACCTGTATGAGCGCAAAGCGGCTCAAGAGATGATCAGACTTGAACAAAGATACCTTACACAGATTCCTCGTAGATTTATCAAACGCGGCATGGTTGATGGCCGTCTTTCTCCTCTCCCCTTGTACACCCCCCTTACGCATACATGAAAAACACTCAAGCACAAGTCAAGGCTCTCGGTGGTCTCTATGAAAAGCTTCCTCAAGCGCCTGATGGTGCAACCGAGCTGACCAACTGGACCGTGGACAAGTACACGGGTGGATGGGATGATCGCATTGGTTATGAGTTTTACAGAGTTACGGGAGGAGCTAACTTTGCTCCATTCACGACACTGGGCAGGATTGACTCTCTTGCATTGTTCAACAGGCATCAAGGGGCGCAGCAGAGCATTCTCTTCGAGTCGGGTGGAACCCTCTATCATCTGGTTGAAAACCCAGGAATGTATTTGCTAACAGTGGAGACGGGCCGCGTACAGCCAGCGCTCAACGAAGCGCCTTCTCAATATGTTCATTACGGAAGATGGATGATCATATTGAATGGGTATGACAGACCAGCGAAATATGCTGCATGGCCATTCTATCGAGGCGCAGCGACATACGTTCCATTCAAATTCGATCTGGGATGGCATACGATACCGGATGCGCCGAATCCATGGGGCATAGAGACTAACGCTGCAGCAGCAACTTCCATTGGACAGAATGTCTGTGTCTTCTTCGACCCGGAAGAAGATGCAGGTCTTGGCATAACGGTAGCAGATAAAGAAAATAAGTACAAGTGGCGAATGTCATACGTCAACAATGCGGGTTCTGAATCTCCTATTTCTGGAGAGTCGGAAGAGATTGCATGGGCAACTGTGGGAGGGGCCGGGCCGTTTAGAAAGTTTGCAGCATACATCGAGATACCGACAGGACCAGACGGGACAGTCGGCAGAAGACTGTATCGAACAAAGAACTACGGACCAGACGGAGGGGGAACCGAGTCCGAATTCTTCTTCGTCAAGGACATAAACAACAATACGGACGAGTCCGTGTGGGACTCCGTTCCAGATGGAGCCTTGGGCTCGACTGCTCCTGGCTTGACTTCAAGCGTTACGATGCCTTCGACAAGAGCCCGTTTCGGTGCAGTCTACAAGGACTGTTTGTTCATCGACGGAGGGGCTGACAACGATACCCTTCTTCATTACAGCAAGCCGGTCAAGCCAGACGAGTTTGAAGCGCTTAACTTCTTGGAGGTTGGCAACAGAGGAGTGGGGGGAATCACCGGGTTGTATCCATACTTCAACTTCCTGCTGGTCTTCAGAGAGAATGGCATCGATGCAATCACCGGAGACTACCCCAACTTCAGCGTCGTTCCCATATCGACAGACGTTGGAACCCGAGCAATCGACACTGTGACCAACATCCCCGGTGTCGGTGTGGTCTTTCTTGCAAGCGATGGCGTTTATTCAATCAGCTCGAACATGGAATATTCGGACAGTCCAGGCATCAAGGAAGTTTCGATGCACATGCTCAAGACGATGGAGCGCATCAATCCAGACTGCATAGCCAGGGCATGCGCCATCTATTCTCCAAAGTGGAAGGAATGGCATTGCTACTTCCCGGCAGACGGGAACCCCCTTCCCAGTTTGGGCCTCGTTTACCATGTGGAGAAGAATGCATTCTCGGTGCGAGATGGCTTTCCAGTGGGCTGTCTTGCAAGAGACTATCTCGGCAACATCTTCTTCGGGCACAACCAAGGGGCCGATGCGGGAGCAGGGGAACAGGCTGGCATCTTCGTCATGTCAAGGCGCAGATGTCTTGGTCAGAGCATTGTCGATGAAGCAATGGTTGACAACGGACCTCCAACTTCCATCTATCGAAGTCCGTGGATGGACATGGGCGACGAGACGATCAAGAAGAACGTACACTACGTCTATCTCTACGTCCTGACGCAAGGAAGCAACGCCATTGCAATGGATTACTTCAAGGACTTCAACTACTCAGGGACCACAAGCCCCTCGATGACCATGCAGAGGGCTGACCATGCCGATCAGTCCATCTATGGCACTGCAACCGTCGTAACGGGCTCTGAGGCGCCTTGGGAGGAACCTCTGGCTACTCCCATCAGGTATCCCATAGCGCAAGGGTCTTGCTCGCACTTTCAGTTCAAGATATCCACAACCAATGACATGGTTTTGATTGGCTATGCCGTTGAATTCACTGCTGCTGGGACTCGAATGATCACGGGGAAGAGAACATGAAACGCTGGACGGAAGCACAGGCGAGATCAGACAACATCACCGACTACGAGCAGTTCAACAAGGAGTACAATGCCCACAAGTCATCTCTCAATGGGGGCATTGACCGGAATCAACTGGCACAGAATGGAGTCACCAAGGCAATGGTGGAAGACTATGCCATGCATCGGGTCTATCTGAACGATCATGGCGAGTTCAAGACCACAGAGTTTACGGACACTTCTGTTCCGGTCACCACCCTCAAGGAATTCTGGGGCTTGACCTATACGACCTATAATGGCGGCTGGATCAACATAGTAGAGCAGGACTACACCAATCTAAAAGACGGAATGCTGTATATTGAGTTCATTTCTCACTTGTTCATCAACATCTACTTCAGCATGGGCGGCGGCGATGGGGTTGCTCCCGGCTCAGGTTCGATTCAGAACAAGGGAGTTCAACTGGCAATCGAATGGAACGGGGTTCCTTTGCTGAACACCTTCGAATATACGCTTCCTTGGCAGACGATCAGACTCTTTGCCAACACCTTTGCTCCAGCTGGAACGGGAAAGCTTGTAGTCAGAGCAAAGATGACACCCAAGGGAAAGACGGACTGGCTTCACAAGGTGCAGATGCACTTCTGGGGCATGCGCTCTCTCGTCATAGGAAGGTGGAGATGAGCATAATTAACAATGACAACTTCGACAGAGACACCAAGCTCGATCCTGCTCCCCTGAACACGAAGTTTACGGATGTCACGACCGGAACGACGAGTATTGACGAGACTAATGTCAGGAACTCAGGCATAGACAACCCTCAATTCGTGCAGAATCTGACCAATGGGCGCAATGGCTTTCTATTGTATTTGATCGAACAGGTGAATTGGGGAAGCGTGGGGGGGACAGCTATAGCTCATTCTGTATTTGCAGTCCCTACTGTGTTGCCAAATGCAATGAACATGAATGGCGGTGCAGCAATAACCTTGGTCGAAGGCGATATCATTCGAGCCTATTGGTTTACAGGTTGCACCAAGAACTGGGCGTCTGTTTCTTCTGTACAGTCTCGGTCGGCATGGGTGCAATGGCTTCAGTGGAATCTTGGAGCGACCGGTTGGACTGAAGTTCCAGGTCAAGGCGACTTCACCACTGCAGTGTTCGGCGCTTATGTTGGAGAACCTGTTACGAATGTCAAAGCTTCAACATTCATCCATCATACGTCCATTATAGAATCTGGTGCTGCAGTTGAAAATGTGGCTCCAACTGATGCCGTATCAATCGCCAATTACTACATAGCCAGTGATATTGGAGGAGTTACCCCTGGACAGTTGACTGCATCTGGCGCATGGGTTCACACTGTGACGGCAGCAGAGGCTGGAACCAAGACCCTTTCCTTCCGATTCGTAGCAGCGGGGCTTGTTGCTCCAATATACGATAATGTATCAAATGCCAATTATCTTGTTCAGGCCCTTACGCAACCGAACACCCCCACCTTGCAGATCTATGGATCTGAACTTGTTGTCATTATAATGAGGGGGAAGTAATGGCGTATACTCCAAGCAAGACATGGGTTTCCGGGGATGTGTTGACTGCTTCTGACCTTCAAGGGAATCTTGATGGCGTGAAAAACTATTCGCATAATGTCGTTGCTGCCGACTTGAAGGCTACGCAATGGGTTGACACCAAGCATATCATGCCGGGAGTCATCGATGCACAGACGACTGTTACCAACAACTGCAGTGGACTCTTCGGTGGGCAGCAGCACTCCTGGCAGACTCTGAACTACACCTTCCTGACCAGATGGAACACGACAAGAAGTGCAGGGACGACGAGATATCTCATCATTCCAGAGACATCGTTCACCATAGACGTTGGCAAGCCAGCCACAATGTTCTATCAATGGTGGATTCAGGGTCAAGCGAGAGATGATGGATATGGATCAGCAGCAG